TTCCTTCTCTCGGACTCTATTTGCATTGGTGACTTCTCACGCTTTTGCTGCTGAGTATTACCACTAAGATTTCTTCCTTTTCCTCTAAACTTGAGTAAGTCATATTTCTTCACCCAGTTATAAATAGCCTGAGGAGTAACCTCAATGTTATAAGTATCTTTTAAATGCTTGCAAATATCAGTTAAGTTCAATCTTCTTTGAACATACATCTCATACAAAAAAGCTTTATCTTTATAAGGCTCATTTGCCATTATTGACCTCTCGTATCTTTTTTAAAGAATACCATAATCCAATACCTGCAGCGTCTATAATATCATCATCATCTATATTGATGTCGTCTGTAGCAAAATAATTTCTTACAATATCTCGCACACGCTTCTTTCTCTCATTCTTTTGTTTAACCTGGAGAGAACCCTTCTCTCCGTTGTTAATGAGAGCTTCCGCATCTTTCTTGCCCAGATTCTTGTATCCAATTCCAGATTTCCACATTAAAGGATTTACATCCGAAACCTGGCATCCTCCAGCGCTGAGAACTCCCCAACTGTAGCCAATAATATACGAGATAATCCTGCTCGTTTCAAAATTCTGTACATAAATTGACTGTTCAATAATCGCATGCTTAGGTTTAAACTCCTGTACTAGATAAGTGAGACCACTATCTATAGCTTTAAACTTAACAGATATGTCCTTATCTTTTTTATAATCAATCTTGCCAGAGGCAACCAGATTAATATTATCAAGACTTACATCATAAATAACCCAGGCTAGAGAGTGCGAGGCGGGGTCAATTGCTAAAACCCTATCCTCTTTGATAGAGGAAACTAAAGAACGAAGCGTCATTCAACGCCCCTTCTAACTTCCTTCTCCGACCAGCCCCAGGATACAAGTCTTTGAACAAATCTTTCTTTTTTACATTGCTCACAGATATTTTCTTTATTATATCTTGAAAGCACTGTTGTGCAATTTTTAGTTTTACAAATTCTTTTTTTATTTTTATTATTTTTCTTTTCGTAATAACTAGCTAATAAATTTCTATTAGTTACAATTTTACGACATTCTGCAGAGCAATAAATAGCATTATAAACTTTTGCTTTAAATTCTTTATTACACTCTTCATATGCACAAATCTTTGTTTCTTCATTAACCATTTACTCGTTTGCAAAATCAGAACGGGGTGTCCTCACTTTCATTTTGCTCTCCTTCTGCCCAGCAGTGCTTTGCCAAATCACAAGAAGAGCAGTTAGCCGAGCTTCTCTTGTATGGCTGTACAGGAATCTCTTTGCTCAGATAAGCACCATGAAACTTCCTATACTTTTTAAATAGTTTGTCAATAAACGGCTGATCTCTTTCAATATAAATTGGAAGGATCTCCTGATTATTTTTGTTTTCGTAAATGACAAAACCTGAATCCAGGTTTAAGCATTCCATGTAAATTTGGGCTTGTCGGTAATGTTCGTCTTTTGGTTTGTTATGTAATTGTCTATAGTGAAAGCCTTCTTGACTAATTGATTTTAGCTCAATTAGTTTTTCACCATACCAATTAATTATACCATCTGCAGTACCTTCAATTGGTGGATCTTCATGAGTTACACGAATTTCTTCTGCAACAAGAATACCCATATCTCTTAAATAACTATAAAGTCTTTCATGAACGGCATGTCCATTATCAAAAATACGATAAGTCTGAGGATTAAATGATGGAGTTACGCTAATTCCTTCAAACATGTAATACCAGTATCTTGCACACTGATTGGTATAGCTTGGGTGAAACCCATTAACCTTTTTGAAAGATGGGGTATTTCTCAAGGCAAGATGCTCGTTAATAGCTTCAACCAGGTCTTTCATAACAACTTCTTCACTCACTGGCGCTACTGCCTTAGGAGCCCTCAATTGCTTTAATGCTTTCATTTAATTCACTCCTCTTGCCGCTAATTTAAGGGCATTGATATTTTCTGTTAGTGCTTCGTACATTGTCTTCCAAATATCATTAACAAACTTGTCTTGTTCGCTCATAATAGTAGATCTTCTTTTAAAGGCTTGTGATTTAACTATCATAAGCGTTCTGTAGCCCGAGAGGATATTGGCGTATTTGATAGCTTGCATACCAATGTAATCCTGTGGATTCTCAATGATATCCTGGACTATCTTAATGCATTCAATAAACTCATCAGCTTTTTCACCCATTTGCTCAGCAAGAACTGCTGTATCAACAATAATGTCAGGCATTTTTCCTCAAATCTTCTGTAAAAATAGTCGCTTGATATGGTGGATAGACTTTTGCAATACCAATCATCCAAAATATAAGATTGACCCCAATATAAAGTTCATCATGACCAAGTGTTAAACCAATGCACTTATGACCAGACAATCTGTCACAAAATAATTTAATCTTCATATTCACTTCCTTTTACTAAATCCTGGAACACTTCCCAGTCAATTATAGCGACTTTTGTTTCGGAATTCTCTCCGAACACAACAGAAATGCATGGATATTTATAGTTAGCGTTAAAAGCATCTTTTCTCATCTTAGTCCAAGCTTTTAGCGTAAGCGTAAAAGTTTTAGCATTATGCTTATAATCAACTAAGAACTTATGAAGAGAAGCATCTCCCTTCCTAATTCCACGACCAGAGTTCTTGACTGCCTTTGCGCCATCACGCTTGATCTCTTCTTTTTCTGTTCTTTTCACTAATCATCCTCTTCCACACCTCTGTCACCACATTCTGGTTCTTGAGGAATTACTTTTTTACACGGACACTTGTATGATCTAGCGCCTATCACAACCATGGTCAATACCTCGGATACTAGCGATTATCGCCAGATCCACCGATTACATTTCTATTTTTGCGATCTTCAAGCTTGTTAATATTTCTTGCTGCAACAGCGCCAAGGTTAGTCTTTAGTTCATTAGCAATCATTGCGCAATACCAAAGAACATCGCCTAGTTCATCAATAAGCTGCTCTTTACGCTCATCAGTCATGACACTATTATTGTCACGCAAAATCTTTTTAACCTTGCCAGCAACTTCACCAGCCTCTGAAACAAGACCTAGTGATGTGTATAGAAGACCGTTTAAACCGTCTGTAGGATAAATTGCAGTCTTACTAGCTCTTGTTTGATAATTATTAAAGTCCATTTCTTCCATTATACACCTCTATACTTCCTGAAATCTTCTTCTGTTGGTATTCTAAAATTTTCCTGACGAATGAGTATATCGTATTCATCATCAGAAACATTATGCAAAGGGCTCTCTCTAGAGAATTTAATCTCAGATTGAGTTGTATACCCAGCACCTCTTTCAAAGAAAACCCATTTTCCTGGCGGCACAGGGAGTTCTTCAAACTTTTCAATACCGATTCTTTCAATTAAGCCATTGAGCATTTTGTCGCATTGCTTTTGCCAACCATACTCTTTAATAACCTTAGGTGCTTGCTTATAATAAAAATCACACTGGCTATCAATGTTTTCATAAACATTCCTCATCAGCTCTACAAGAGAATCAAACTCTGGAAGAATGACATCTCCAGTATGGTACCCCGTATGCTTTGTCTTGCCAAGAGTAGATTCAATAACATTAGATCCAAGATACTTTTCATAAGAACACCATCTACCCGTAGAGATAGTAGGCATCCCTGTAGCAAGCGCCTGGAGTGGTATCAAACCAAAACCTTCACCTTCCGAAGGATAGACAAGAACATCGTGTTGATAATAAAGCTCAACCATTTCTTCTTGCGTGAGTGTTTGATAAATCCTATTAATGTTGTCACTTTCTCTTCTCTCAAAGAGATTCATAACGCTATAACCACTATCGTTACTAGCGCCATGATGTTTTAAAGTCAGCTCAACATCATCTCTTCCCCCAAAGAGCTGTAGAAAAGCCTTCTCAACGAGGTCTACACGCTTTCTAGGGCTATCTGAATCAACATGGAGGAACCGAATCTTGTCACGCTGTCCACGCTTAAATGGCTTCCACATCTCATCAATACCAAGTTCAAAAACATATGTAGGTGTATCAATACCAGAGTTACGAATTGCATCAACCGAGAATTGATTACCTACCCAAATTTCATCAAAGGTTTTCATTGTTGGAATCCACCAATCCCAGACCTTTGTAGCTTCTAGATATGTGCCATTAATCTTATATTGATGGTCATAATGCTTTCTAAATCCTGGCTGACGAAAGTCCTGACCAGTGACAGGATGGTGCCATTCAGGTTCCATATAAAACATCTGAACCTGCGCATATGGCGAATTCTTTACAACCGAAAGCTTTTCACCGTTATAGGTGAAG